GGGAAAACTCCGCGCACACGCGGGCGAGGCCACGTGGCGCTGCAGTGGAAAGACGCGGGTTCCTGAGCCGGTTGGGCCGGCTGCCGAGGGGTGGCAAGGGTCAGGGTGGCGTGATCACTGCAGTGCGTCGTCGGGGAGCGTGGAAGGGGCGCAGTCTACGGGAAGGGGCCGGGCGGCTCAAATGGCCGCCCGGGTCGATTGAGGCACATCAGTAGGTATAGGCTGCCAGTACAAAGCTCGGCAGACGCGAGGCGAAGGTCTGATAGGACGCTCCGCTCAGGGACCGCTGACGATTGGCGGCCCGCCTGCAGAAGTTGATGCGCAGTTGCGATGCGGTCGGCGTGCTTATAGCGGCCATGTAGCGCATGTTGGTGCGAATGGTGGGATTGCCACTCGGCATGGCGTAGACATCGTGGCACATGCCGATATCGGACAGCAGGTAGGCAAGATTATCGCCGGGCCCGTTTACCAGATCACCTGTCAGAATATTCTCGTTGGACATCTCGCTGGGCACCGGAGGTCTTGCCCCAGTCATATCCACCAGACCTGCCATTCGCAGCGGACGGCTGCTCATGTCCCACTGCACAGAGCCATCGGCGTTGTAGACCTGCATGCCGACGTTGGTGCTGGGCGCTGCGCGCCCCCAAGCCCACCACTCGAAGCTGGTCGTCCCCTGTGCCATGTTCCAGCCGAATCCGTCGGTGCCGGTACCGATACGCGTGGAGCCGTTATTGCAGCGGATGAATACCAGGTACGGCACGCTCTGCCTAGGCAGGGTGACAGAGCCACTCTGGCCCAGCGGCGATGTGTTGCTACCGATTGATTCAACACCTTTGCCAGCGGCAAAGAAAGCCATCGCGTGTGAATTGACAAGAACGGGAACACCGCTGTCATTTGTTACCTCAAGACCGACGGTCATCAGAAACTCCCGTAGAAAAGATAGGCATTGGGACTGGTTGTGGTCATGAAGGTAAAACTGAGGGTCAGGTAGTCTCCGTAGGCCCCCTGGCTCCTAAAGCTCATGCTGGCCATGTTCGGCGCCGAGAACTGGTTGCCGTTCTGATCTTGCCAGCTGTCCCAGAAGGTCGTTGGCAGAATGGCGAACGGCTCCCCCATTCCGGCCATGCCGACGTAGGTGCTGGCACTACTGCTTACATGGAGATCGCCCATCACCTTTCCGGCACGATCGTTGGTGTCGAACCACATCTGCCCATCCGGGCCGAAAATCTGCATTCCTGTTGCCATTACCAGATCCCCATGCGGACGCGCACGCGACCGCTGCTGTCGTAAACGTGGATGACACTGTCATTGATGGTCAGGCGGCCGCCGTTCTCGGGGCCATTCATCGTCAACGTGCCGTTCTTGTCGAGTCTCCATCGGGGCTGGCCATTAGCTCCCATAGCGTTGGACTGGATCACATCGCCGATCATGGCGTTCTGGATCCAGCCAGTGCCGATCAATGCCTGATTGATGAAGGTCTGCCCGCCCTGTACCACGAACGGCGCACTGACCTGGCCACTGTTGGTGTTGAACAATGCGAAGCGATCGGCCTGCATCAGGATCTGGCTCTGGTAACTGCCATCGGGCTGCTGCTCCACGCCCAGCCCCATGCCGGCCATGTAGATCTGACCTGCACTGCTGATCTGCGCCTTGACCGTGTAGGTCGCGCTGACCTTGCCATCCAGATTCACCACGGCCTGCGAGACCTGCTGCACGGCCGCGCTGACGCCTTCGATCTTGCCAGGTACGCCATCGATGGAGGCTTCAACCGTGTCCACGCGCTTGGCCAGCGCCGCGTCCTTTTCGGCCATCACGCTGTAGACGGTGATGGCGCCGGCGGTAACGTCGTTCTCACCGACGTTGTAGTCCTCCTCGCCCGCGCTGTGGTCGCTGACCTGGGCGAACAGGCCATCGACTTTCTGCCCCTGCGCAGCCACCTTGCCGTCGACGTCGGTGACATCCATCTCAAGCTGATCGACCCGACCGACAATGGCACCGGCATCGGCGATCGCATCGCCCACATCCTTCCAATGCGTGCCCGGCGGCGTTTCGTTGCCCGCTGCAGTGTCCTGCCAGCTCCAGATCCGGCCGTCATGGATGACGGTCTGGCCCGCGGTATAGGTCGCATCCGCATCCCAGACCAGCGGCAGCACCTCGCTGACGCGCTCGATCTTCTGCTGCAGTTGCTGGCCAAGTGCACTTTCGTTGATGCGACCGGCGAAGTAGGCGTCATAGTCCGCCTGGTTGCTGCTGGACTCTCCCAGTACGCCAGCGCCCACCGGGTGCCATGGACCTATGTTGCCGCTGCGATCAACCAGGCGACCCCAGAACCAGAAGCGCGCGCCGGCTGCCAGGCCATTCATCTGGTGCCGTGACTGCGGATAGGCAAAGTCACCGAGTTTGATGGCCGCTGCACGGTCAGGACTGGTGCTGTACCAGAGCTCGGTACGCTCGGTATCGGTAGCACCAACAGGGAACTGCCAGTCCAGCTCGATGCCGAAAACGCGACTGCGGACCGTGAGCGAAGACAGCGCTGGCGGTGGCGTGGTCTTGCCCTCAATCGTCGTCAGCGCGCTGACCATCGGCTGCGACACCGCACCCAGCGCATTGACCGCACGAACCCGGGCCAGGTACTGGCCGGCGTAGATGCCGCGCACTTCCAGGCTCTGCGCACCCACGCGGCCGGCACGGACCCAGTTGAGATCACCACGACGCCATTCCACGTCATAGGCAATCGCCTTGTCCGCCGCGTCCCACTCGATGGTGAGTACGGAAGTGGCGATACCCTGGTCGACGACCACATGCGAGGCCATCCGCACGTTCGCGGGTGGCGGCTGCACGCTGGGTGGCACGATGCTGATCGGCGGCTGCTCCAGGCGCGTGCCATCGTCGATGGCGGCGTACTTGCCCGGCACATGCTTGAGCGCGGTGATCTGGTAGGTCAGTTCTTCGCCTTCACTGATCGACAGCACGCGGTACTGCTGCAGCGCCAGCTCCGGCGACTCCAGTGCCCAGACCGACTGCGCGACCGGTACTGCCGACCACGGCGCGGTGACGGTGACCGTCTCGCCATCAACCGACTGCACGGTACGTGCTTCGGAATGCCCATTGGGCAGCGTCGCACGCAGGGTATCACCGGCTTCAATCTTCTCCGGCGGCTGGTCCAGCACCAAGGTGCGCGCAGCCGCGCTGCGGATGCGCCCTGCATTGCGGCGACCGGCGCGGTTCGGGTCGGCCACCTGGATGATGTCGCCGGGCATGCAACCCAGGGCATCCAGCCCCACCGAGAAGCTGATCGTCTCGGTTTCCAGCATCTCGGTGTGCAGGATGTGGTTGCCCACGCGCTGCGCCTGCGAACGCGAATGACAACCCACCGCCGTCACTTCGGTCTGGTTGATGCCATAGCGGGCGACACCCGGCAGGTGCTGCACCACTTCGACCTTCTGGCGGCCGAAATCATCCGGATCGATCCAGGACACCAGAGCGACGGTGTGCCGCGCCGTGCGGCTGCTGCCTGCATAGTGGAAGCGGCCCTCGATGACATTGGCCTGGCTGTAGGTCAGCAGCGGGTCCTTGGGCATGTCAGCCGAAGCCATGACCTGGCCGGCTGCATAGAAGCTGATGCCACGGAACATGGTGGCGATGTCCTGCAGCACCCTGTATGCCTCAGCGCGGGTCTGCAGGTACAGGCTGCAGGTGAATCGTGGCTCCCTGCCGCCCTGGCCATCGCTGACCAGTTCGTCGCAGTAGCGGGCGATCTGGTAGAGGCGCCACTTGTCCACCCAGTCCAGCGGGATGCGATGACCCAGGCCGAAGCGATCGTTGGTGACGATGTCGAAGAACACCCACGCCGGATTGTTGGTCCAGCCGCTCTTGAAGGTGCCATCCCACACTCCGCTGTAGACGCGGGTGAGCGGGTCATAGTTGGACGGAATGCGTACGATGCGCCCCCACAGCTGATACGAGCGCGTGGGAATGTTCTGGAACTGGCTGGCGTCGACCTGCACCGCCGCCAGCGCGCAGTTGGGATAGCGCAGCTTGGCATCGATGATCTCGGTCATCGACAGCACGTTGACGGTATCAGCGATGGTGCTGCTGTTGGCGTTCGCGGTCAGCCGTCGGATGCGCACCTGCCACTGGCTGCCTGCCGGAAGATCGATGCGCCGGCTGCGTTCGTACTGGCTGGTGGTCTTGCCACTGAAAGCGTCGTTCAACACGGTGCTGAACGGGCCGCCGTCGGTGGACAGGTCCACCGCATACATGATGCGATAGCCCTCGGTATCACCGTTTTCGGTGTTGGTCTTCTGCAGCGCGGGCACCGCAAAGCGGATGCGCACCGCCGACAGATCGGCACCGGACACGGTGCGAACCACCGGCGCATCGCTGCGCAGTTCGACGTTGACGCCGACTTCGTTCTCGATCGAGGGGAAGCCGCTGATGTGCTCCTGGTCCTGGGTGCCCGAACGCGTCTGCACGTCCACGCCCGAGAAGTTCAGCGTGCCGTCCGGATTCTCGATCGGCACCTGGTCCAGGTAGATGGACTGCTTGCCCGCTACCAGACCGCGGATCTCGCCTTCACTGGCCAGGTCGATGATGCGGGCCACTGCCATCGAGTGCAGGCTGTCCGGCGTTTCCACCGGCGTGCGTGCATTGCTGGCGCCCTTTTTTGCGCCGGCCAGTGTGGGTATGGGTGCACTGCGCTCACGCTGTGCGGAATGAATGATCTGGTTCAAAACTGGTCCTCCGCCAGGATGCCGCCGCTGATCACGGCCGAGCCGATGAACATGCCTTTCTTGTCATGGCCGCCGTAGGCCACCGGAACAGGATTGCCTTGCGCCTGCGTGTTGACGGTGCCGTTCATGCTGTAGCTGGGGGCGTTTTCGGGTGTGTCTTTGGCCCCCAGGCCTTTTGGCTGGGGGGAGAGCATCTGGGTGATCCCGCCAACCACCATGCTGACGCCGGTTGATACCAGTGCAGCTCCGCCAGCCCAAGATGTGTAGCTCCCCACAACGATCAGCACGATGCCAATGATGGTTTGCAGTACGCCTCCCCGTTTGCTGCCCACCATCACCGGCGCGATGCGGATGTCATCCTGCCCTGGCGGGTCGTGCAGCTGATCCCGCGACAGGTTCTGCCGGCCGTTGAACACGGCAAACTCCATGCCCTTGGCCTTTGCACCCATCAGGTACTGCTGGAAGCCAGGCAGCATCACGCATAGGGCATGCACGGCCTCGGCCGGGCTGTTCACCGCCAGCCGGAACTTGCGCCCGAAGCGCGCACCCAGCTTGCCGTACAGGCGGATGGTACGAAGACGGTCAGTCATGGTGCACCTCGCGATGGCGGACGATGCAACGGGTGCGCTCGGCCCACATCCCGCCGTAGGGCACGGTTTCGGACAGGCGGCCATGCAGGTGATGCAGCATCTGCCCGTCGCCCAGGTAGACGCCTGCGTGGTTGGTCACCGGCGAGCGGATCTGCATCAGGATCATGTCGCCCCGCTGCGGTTCGCCCTCGATCAGGTCGAAGCCTTCCGCATGCAGTCGTTCAAGGCTGTACAGGTCCTGGCCCTTGTCCCACCAGTCGTCGTCGCGGGTGTAGTCGGACAAGGAAATGCCTAGTTCGCGCGCATGGAAGTCGCGCACCAGGCTGTAGCAGTCCAGCACGCCGTGGGCGAACTGGCGGCCGACCAGCGGCGCAACATAGCCGTTCGGCTGGATGGTCTGCAGGTCACCGCATTCGGGTGCCTCGCCATCCACCTGACCGACGCTGACGATGTGCCAGGTCAGGCCACTGTGCTCGCACATCACCCGATCCGCGTCGGACGGTGTGGCAGCTGCGTCCGGATGGCTGTGCACCAGGGCCAGCACCTCGCCCTTGTCCTCGGCCACGGCATAGTCCTCGGCCGGCAGGCGGAAGTGTTCACTGGGTGTGCCCGCGAGGTTGCGGCACGGCAGATAGTGCTCGTGGCCTTCGATGGCCACGATCAGCCCGCAGCACTCGCGCGGGTACTCGGCCACGGCATGTGCCTGGATGGCCTGCAGGGTTGTTGGTTGCATGTTTCACCCAAAAAAATAGCCCGCGCGAGCGGGCCTGGAAGTGGAGAATCGGAAGCGCTGGATCAGGAGCGGAGCAGGCCGGCCGCCGGGAAGCCGCCATAGGGCAAAGGCTTGTCCTGGCCGAAACGCATCTTGCAGCTGCGCACACGGCCCCCGCACTGGTCGCGGGCGGGGTCATCGGTGGCCACGTCGTCGCCATCGGCAACCGCCGGACCGTTGTAGCCGCAGTAGGGGCCGCGGTAGCCACCGCGTACCAGCCAACCACACATGCCGGCGATGATCTGCCGGCCGGGCAGCTGTTCGCCGTTGAGATCGATGGCCGTGGTCAGTTCGAACTCCACCGTCTGCTTGTCCTCACCGACCTTGCGCTCGATGAACCAGACCTCGTCGGGGAAGTGCTCTGCCGGATCGGCGCTGGAATTTCCCTCTTCGAAGTTGGCTGCATCCAGGTACTTGGCGAGCGTCTGCCGACGGATGACACGGGCGCCGACCAGATCATCGAACAGCAGGCACATCGCGGTGATGCGGCCATCGATGTTGCTGACCCGGAGTTTCGGGTTCGGCGGCTGGTCGCTGGTTCGTTCAAAGCCGCTGGCTTCGATCGGCCAGGGGCCGTACTCCTGCCCCTGCCAGATGATCACACCGCTCTGCAGGTGCGCGTGGAAGAACAGCTGGTCGGCACCGAAACTGCTGGCGTCCAGTTCGAAGACGGTAATGCGGCCACCCGGCTCGAGTTGCTGGGCATCGGCGGTGATCATGAGGTGCGCTCCTGGGCGGTGGCGGGATGAGGCGGTACGGGATGGGACGGCTGACCGCAGGGCACGATCACACGGTGTCCGGGGCGCAGTGACGCATTGGTGGTGAAGCCGCTGACGCGGCCGGTTTCGGTCGTGATTGCGCTCATGGCTCAGAGCTCCGCGTCTGCGTGCACCAGAACCTGGGAGGTGGTCGACCACACCACGACCGCTCCGTACTGCTGCATGTTGTTGGACATCGAGGACAACACGGCCGCGTCCACGGTGGACTGCCAGCCCGGATCGCCGCCGTTGAAGTTGATGAGACTGCCTTCGGAGCCGAAGCCCACCAGGTTGAGCGCGGTGGAGGGCGAGGTGATCCTGGGCGCCACGCGCTTGCGTACCTTGAACGGGATGCAGGCGCGCGAATCGCCGTTGGCGGTGTAGGTGATTCCCAGGATCCGGTTCACATCAACTGCTTCGTAGTAGCGCTGGCACAGCAACAGTTCAAGCGCTTCGGGCCGGCGATCGAAATCGGTCGCGGTGTCACCCTCCTCGACCTGCATTTCAGCCAGATAGACCACGCCACTCTTCTGTCCCGCCCCGAACGCGCGACCTGCGAAGTTCGCGCCCGCGTCCAGCCACAGGCTGAGCTGTAGATAGCTGTCGGCGCCCAGGGTCTGCCCTGCGATGCCAGGCACATCCACGGTCAACTGGTGCCAGCGCCACATCGTATCGAGCGTGACGCCGCCGCCGATGCTGTCCCTTGCCGTTGAGCCGCCGGCGCCGAACGACTGCTGGAATTCCAGGCCCACCTTGAAGTTGTCGACCGTGGCCCTCGCCTTGAAGCTGACGGTGACCCGCTTTCCCGCGAACGTACGCACGTCTTCGATGCGCTGCTGGACGAGTGCCATGCTGTCGGCGCCGGCGACACTTTCGACGACGAGCTTCAGCAGGTGACGGGAACCTGCGATCAGCCTTCCCGCCGCACCACCGCCTGCCGCAATGTCGTCGCGCGATGCAGAGAGAGTGGTCGCGTGCGCGTTCACCAGCCAGCGATCGGCGGTAGGACGGGCACCGGTGGATGCGGAAAACGCCGTACCCCTTTGCCAGACCCGGAAGTCACCGTTGATAAGGCGGTTGCGGCCTGCCATTCGGCTTTCCAAGCCGTCCACGGCGGTCTGTACGCCCTCCAGGCCTGCGTAGACGTCGGCGAAGTTGTCGTTGATCTTGGTAAACGCCGGGCGCTGCGTTTCCCCTCGCTTACCATTCGCTTGAATGGTATCGAGGTCGATTGTCTTTCTAGCCATTTACTTTCCTTGGCACAGTGGTGAAAGCCTGCGGTCATGTTGCATATCGGCGGACTCATTCCGCGTGGATCGAAAAGGCCGTGGTACGCCCGGGATAGTCAGTAGATCTCTGCATCCGCTGTCCAGTGGAACCAGCCACCCCAGCGCCCCGGCGCATTTCCCCAGGCAACTTCGAAGACATTCGTCGCAATGGTGGGAACCGATGCAGGGGTGCGGCTACTGTCGTCCTGGTTGACGTAGCCGGGTTCGACCACATTGTTGTTGGGCCTGACAACAATCACCGGTGTCACTCGCTTGCGCGTCTTGAACGGCACCGACACGTAGGTGGTTGCTCCCGTCGCGGCCGAACAGCCCCAGCTATAGCGGCCGCTGTTGGTCGCAGTCCCTGGAATGACGTCATCGTCGTAGGACTTCTCGTAATAGCGTTGGCAGAGCTGCAGCTCCTGGGCCAGTGGGCGAAGGTCGAACGCTGTCGCCCGAGTTCCGCGCTCCAGCTGCATCATGGAGATGCCGAATTCCCCGCTCTGGCCAGAGATAACGCCACCATAGGCATCAGCGCACAGGTCCACCACCAGCCAGAGGAAGTCGCTGCCGGCATTGCTTCCCAGCGACTTGCCTTTGACCGATGGCAATCGTGCACTGAGCTGGAAGTAGGTCCAGGACGCGGCAGTGACTGCGACGGTACCCAGCTCCACACTGACCGCAGCTGACGGCGCGCCGCCAGTACCGAAGTTCTGGATGAGGCGGATACCGATTCGCTTGCCTACTGGGCCATAGGCGAAGCCGGAGACGGTCACCTCGCCGTCAGACAGCGTGGCCGCGCCTTCGACCTTCTGTGCGATATAGGCGCTGCTGCTTGTGCGCGTGTTGGAGACAATGCTGTTGAGGAAGCGACGCGATTCGGGTGCGGCACCGCCGGCAGGCAGATTGGCACCGCGATTGGCGGTGTGCGTGCAGCCCAGGGCCGCCACCGTCCAACGGTCCGCCACATAGATCTCACCGCCCTGGGTTGTGCCGGTGGTGGCGCGCTGCCAGAAATCAAAGTTGCCGTTGATCAGGCGATTTCTGCCCGGGACTGCGCTTCTGAGCGCAGCCTCCAGCGACTCTACGCGCTGTCCGATTGCGTTCACGTCATCCAGTGCGCCATACACTTCGGCGAAGTTCTCGTTGATCTTGGTGAAAGCCGGGCGTTGCGTCTCACCCCGCATCCCGTTCGGTTGAACGGAATCGAGGTCGATGATCTTTCTCGTCATTGTGGGTTCCTGGAATTCGATCTGGAAGCTGCTGGTGATCAGAACTCAGCGTCGGCCCACCAGTGCCACCACCCACCCCAGCGACCTGGATTGTTGGTCCAGCTGACTTCGTAACCTGAGGGCGAGGCGTGGTTGACCAGGCAGGGAACGCGGGAGATGTTGTCTTCCGCGATATGTCCATCCTGCTGAATATTGTCGGCCGAGATGATCATCACGTAAGGTTGGGCGCGCTTGGCCGCATGGAAGCGCACACTCTGATAGTGCGCCATTCCCGGTAAGTTGATCGAGAATGCCTCGCGCCCTTCGTTGTGCGCGGTATTGGGCACTATGTCGAGGTTGTAGCTTTTCTCGTAGTAGCGCTGGCACAGTGCCAGTTCAACGCCGGGCGGTCGCCAATCAAAGCTCGTCGCTGCACTCCCGGATTCGACCTGGAACTGGGTGAAGCCGAACGAGCCGTTCTGCGCGACCAACTCGCCCTTCTGGCCCGTGCCGCACAGGTCGAACACCACATAGAGATGATCGTTGCCATTACTGCCGAGCACCTTGCCTCTGGTGCTCGGTAAGGTGATGGTGATGCTCTGTCGCGTGGCCGAGGTACCCAGCGTGAGCACGCCCGCTTCAATCACCACTTCCCGCGCGGGCGAGCCACCCGTGCCGAAGTTCTGGATGACGCGCACTCCGACCTTGCGATCTGGTGCATCGCTGTTTGCCCACACAGAAATGGTGATGTTACCGCTCGCGCTGCGCACCCCCTCGATCTTCTGCCCCATCCAAGCGCCACTACTAGCGGTGGCACCCGATACCGTGCATACTAGGATTGATCGGGTGTCCTCCGGATAACCGATCTGTCCTTCGTACGCCACTCGCTGGACATCCTGATTGCAGATCAGGGCCGAGTTGGTGAAGCGATCGGCAAAGAAGATCTCTGCCCCCAACGTACCTGACCCGCTGCCGACACGACCGGAGGTGCGACGCTGCCAGAACTGCAGGCCGCCGTTGATGAGAAGATTCCTTCCGGGGACGCGCTGAGTGATCGCGTTTCCTACCGTCTCAGGTATCTTCGCCACATCCGCCAGGGCGTCGTAGACTTCTGCGAAATTTTCGTTGATCTTGGTGAATGCCGGGCGCTGTGTTTCACCTCGCTTTCCATTTGGTTGAATGGAATCGAGGTCGATTGTCTTTCTGGCCATTTCAGGCTCCTTGAACGTTGTGACGCGGCCGGTTCGGCCGCGATATCGAACCTTTCAGAGTTCGGCGTCAGCGGTGTAATGACCGGCAAGCAGTACGCCGCCACTAGCCGGAACGGACATGCCACCGATGTCGGCCATGAAGGCCTGGCTGGTCGCCATGACAACGTTGGTCAACGTGGCCGCGCGCCAAGCGCCGCCCATAGCATCGTAGTAGCGCCAATTACTGGGGGAACCCAGATTTCCGCCTTCGCCGCTGGCATAGAAGGCTACACGGGGTGTGTCCCGCATGACCGACTTGAGCTCTGCGACGACGCGGCACGTACCGCTGTTGAATGCCGTTGCGGTGCGGTGCATGGCGCTGTTGCTGTTACTGTTCGGCACCTCTGCAACGGGGAAGCTCTTCTGGAAGTAGCGCTGGCAGAGTGCTAGTTCCAAGGCGATTGGCCTCCACTCAAAGTTGGTCGCACGTGCGCCGGCTTCCCATTGCAGCTCACCGAAGTACAGCTGCCCGCTCTGGGCGCCAAGCCCGCCAGAGCGGGCTGTGAAGTTGCTACCTGCCGACAGCCATATTGCGCAGATCACCGAATCGTCGCCCCCGGCGATGGTCTTGCCATAGACGGGGGGCAAACTGACGGTCTTGCTGATCCTGTTCAATCCCTGCAGGAGCGTAAAGACCTCGGAATGGATGCCCGACACGGTCGCGCTACCGCCCGTACCAAAGCGCTGCAGGAATTCCACTGCGATCTTCCGCCCGCCTGCACCGGCGTTGTAGACGAGGAAGGAGAAGGTGCTTTCGGATGCGGCAAACGTATGGACGCCTTCCACGCGCTGCTCGAACAGGAAGTAGTGGCCAGCCACGTCGGAGTTGCCGCTTGAGTTGGCAGCCAGCGTGTTGCGGCTTCGCGGAAAATTGGAATCGCCCGCCGCAACGGGAGACCTGAAGATGGCTGCTCCGGTCATGCCTCCCTGTTGGCCAATGAATCGGTCTGCCGTGTACCCAGCTACGGCGGTGAAGCTATCTCCGCGCTGCCAAACATCGAAGTTGCCATTGGCCAGACGATTCCTGCCTGAGACCGCATGCGCTATAGCGGCTGGGATTTCTTCCAGCGTGCGCCCCATCTCCTGGAAGTTCTGATTGATCTTGGTGAAGGCGGGGCGCTGCGTTTCGCCCCGCTTGCCGTTGGGCTGGAGGGTGTCCAGGTCGATCTGCTGAAGATCCATGTCCGCTCCTACGGCTGATACGTCTGTTCGAACGTCGCAGTGATGCTGAACACCGATCCACCCAGATGGCTGTCGGTATAGGTGTCGCAGCCATACAGACCGGTGCCCAGCGGTCCCCGCCAGAAGAAGCTCTGGCCCACATGGCCATCCAGGAACGCAACGATCTCGTTGATCGTGCTGCGATTACCGACGAACTGCAGCTGGTAGCTGCGCAGGCGGGCATTGAGCCCATCCGGCGCGGCCTGTGCGTATCCATCGCCGAAGCGCGCGCGCTTGACGGTGGCAGTGGTGGTGCCAGTGCTCTGGCTGGTTGCTGCCCAGGTAAAGGTGTCGGTCATCGTGCTGCACTCCTGCTGAGGACACCGCCAGCCTTCATGTCACGCATCTGCAGGTCACGGTACTTGCGCTCCACGAACTGGCCGATCTCGTTGCCGAACTGCTGCAGCATGCTTTCGTTGCTGGTGACTTCCTTGCCACCGTTGTTGTCGATGCGGATGTTCACACCCACCCCGCCACCGCCGCCGGCACCGTGTGCCGCCACTCCCAGGCGGCCATCGGGCCCGCGCTGCAGCGGCATGATCGCTTCAGGCCCCGCTTCACCGAACACGCCGGCGCCCTTGGCGAATGCGAACAGCTGCGGGGTGTTGTAGATACCGCCGGAGTAGGCGGAGAGGCTGGGGGACCTGATCGCCCCGCCCTTGGCAAAGCCGGCAATTGGTATCGACTCCTTCTGCACCGGACCCACGCTGCCGCCGAAGAGCATCTTGACGCCCCATACGATGGCTTGCTGTATCGCGATCTTCTTCAGATCCGCGATCAACGCCTTGGTAAGTTCATGGTGATTCGATTTTCCGGTAGCGACGAAGTTGTAGAGCGCCGTTCCTGCTGCATCGAATGCCTTTGTGAAGACACTCTGTGTCGTCGTTGCGGCGTCCTGCGCTTTTGCGGTGTAGGCCTCGAAGGCATCCAGGAATCCGTTCTCGATGCCTTGCTTACCTGTCTTTACCTTCCGCGAGTCCTCTTCCTTCCTGCCCTTCTCAGCACCGGCCTTCCCGGTTGCGGTTCCAGCCAGGTATCTGCTCCTGGCCGAAAGCCGTGCATCTACGAGGAAGCCACTGCGATGCTCGCCATCGGCGGACAATCGATCCAGATTGCGCGCAGTTGCGCCGGAGGCGACTTCACTTGGCATCCTGGTTTCCCGCTTGCCGCCTTCAGCGGCGATCTGCGCTTGGTCCAACGCGGCTTGCACCACCGCGAGAGTTCCGGCCAGCTTCCTCACCATGGTGTCGGCGAGGGAAATGCTGCTTTGAAGTACGCCGTTGAGCGCGGACTGCAGCACAGTGCTCTTCTGTACATACTGCTGCTGGAGCTGAGTCAGCGCATTGAACTCGGCCATGCTCCGCTTTGCCGCCTGTGCGGCAGAGTCCAGAATGGCACTGACCTCGACTGCGGCAGCCGAAGCGTTGAGCGTTGTATCGCTCATGAAATTCTCCTGGCATGAGGGCGGCCCCACCAGATGGCGGGGCCGCGAAGGGATCACCGGCATGAACCAGTGGCTGTCTGTAACTAGTGCTGCATGTGCTGCAAGGCCGCACGCTCGATGATGCGAATTCCCGCCATCACTTCATCGTACTTTTCAGGTATGAGTGCCTCGCGCTGCAGCTCCTGGTAGACCACGTTGTAGTCCAACCCGATCGGGCCACCCGCGCCAACGCGCCACTGGGTGGAGACCCGCGAAAAGATCTCGATGGGAAGCACGCACTCCGGCCACAGCGTTACCTGCGGTGGCGGAAAATGCCTTGCCTTCAGTCCGAGCTGAAGCAACTCGGACTCGGTGGGGGCCTGCCAGTACAGGGCCCCCACCGCCTCGATCAGTTTCCCTTGCGTGCGACCTGCAGGGCCTGGGTGTAGCCACCGATGATGGCGCCATCCAGGCCGGCCTGCTGCTGCAGTGCGAGTTCCACGCCTGCCGTATCCAGGGCCACGTCGGCATCCCAGTCGACGACGATGTCCAGGATCGCCTGTGCCACGCTCAGTTCCTCCTCGGCCAACCGCTCCAGCAGCTGCGCATAGTCGGCCACCGGCAGGTGCCGGTAGGTCAGGTTGAGCTTCTGCTCGCGACCGTGACCGACGATGGTCAGGGTGCTCTTGAAGCTCTCTGGCGCCTCTACCTGGAACATCAGGCGCCCTCGACCAGGATGGAGTCGGCCAGCGCGGTGAACGTCGCGGTGGTGCCCATCGGGGTGTTGGCGGCCATCGTCGGGTCGCCGTTGTAGCTCAGGTAACCGTACCAGTACAGCACGTCGCCACCGACCAGCTTGGCGCGCAGGATCACCGGTTCGCCCTTGGCGTCGACGTTCTTCAGGGCCGAGTACCACGGCTTCTTCGGATCGTAGAACAGCGGCAGGGTGATGGTCTTGGCGTTCTTGAAGGTCGGCATCTGCACCTGGCGACCGGTCGGGTCCTCCAGCAGGGTGCCGCTCCAGTACTGCTGCTCGCCACCTGCGGTGGTCGGGTCGCCCTGCTGGTCCAGGTCGACGAAGGCACCGGCCTTGCGCAGCACGCCGGCACCGCTGGTGGCGGGGAACAGCACGTTGTCGGTGGTATCGATGCCCAGCAGTTCAACGCTGCCGGTGGCTTCGGCACCGGCGCGGGTGGCGCGGTTGTTCAGGGCCGGCCAACCCGGCAGCTCGATGACCACCACATCGCCGGTGTCGACGCTGTTGGCGGCGACGCTGGCCAGTGCCGGCGCAGCCTTGGAGATCGCGCTCGTGGCGATGGCGGTGGAGACGACCGGTGCGAAGCCGAACTGGGTGCCCTTGGGAAGCTTGAGTGCCATGTTGCATTTCCTCATGTGGATTGAAAAAGACGAAGCCCGGCGTGTGCCGGGCTTCAGGTGGTACGTGGAGCAGTGGAACTACGGGTTGGCGTACCACAGCCCGAAATCGAGCCGTGCGCCGTACTTCCTGAGTGCCGGTTCATGCACGGCAATGGCGGCGCCAAAGGATTCAGACTTCGGCAGACCCGCGCAGACCTGATCTTCGATGTCACGGATCAGGGTGTTGGCTTGGGCACGGGTGTCTGCCCAGACGGTCAGCTGCACGCGAGCGTGCTTCTGGTCGGGGATGGACCCTTCGTTGAACCACAGCGCCTGCCCACCCACCTGCTGGTAGACCGCGCAGGGATAGGTGACTCGGTCCGGTGGAACATCCGGGTACAGGCGCCCCTGCAGCAATCCGCCAAGCAGTTGCTGCAACTTCGGTTCGTAACTCATCGCAGTGTCCTCGCTCAGGCGGTTGCAGCCAGCTGTTCGGTGAACAGCACGGCGGTGTGTCGCGTGCCAAGGTCGGGCACCACACCGGTAATATCGAACGTGTGGCCGTCGTGCACGATGCGCATTCCGATGCCAATGCCGGCTCGCTGCGCCGGCGCCAGGCGCACCTGGAAGCGCTGGCGGCGGATCGCTGCGGACAGCCCGCTGTCCAGCTTCACCCGCTGCACCGTGTCAGCACGTTCAAGAGGAATTGCCGCCCACAGATCGGCAACGCTCACCCACGCATCCAGAGGTTGGCCCCAGGCATCGACGCGCCCATCCTGGCGCTCGATGCGGATGCGACGATTGAAGTGACCGGCGTTCATGGGGTCGCTGCCAGTCGGTAGGGATCGAGCAGTGCGGCGACGCCAAACGGCAGCTCCATCGCGATGGCGGCAGCACCGACCGGTACATCCAAGGCGTGCGTGGAAACCACCACCGCTTCCCGATGCGCATACAGATGGCCCAATAGCAGGCGCACCGCAGCACGGATGCTGTCGTTGGCCGGCAGGCCCTGCAGCAGTTGCGCGCTGCGTTCAGTGGCCACGGCCAGGCGACGATCAGCGACGTCACGCATGGCCTTGGCCTTGGCCGCGTTGGTCTCGGCATTGGCGGCGGCGACCGCGGCTTCATGCCCGGTCACCGCCGCCGCCATGTCCTGCGGCAACTGGTCCAGCGCCAGATCCAGTGCCGCCTGGTCGGCAAACAGCGCCCGCCGCAGGTAGGCCGACGCCGCGTCGGTCGCCGCGGCCAGCAGGTCGTCCAGAATGGCGTCGTCGTAGTCGCCGTCGATACGGCAGTGCATGCGGCACTGCTCAAGTGTCAGCAGGGGCAT